ACATCGTTATATATTTCCGATGCTCCTTCACACCAAGACCGCAATCGTCAAGAAAGATGATCCAAATAAAATGCGCACCATTTGGGGCTGCTCCAAGCCCTGGATCATTGCTGACACTATGTTCTGGTGGGAATACATCGCTTGGGCTAAGCTCAATCGAGGTAGCACACCCCTTCTCTGGGGCTACGAAACCTTCACAGGTGGATGGTTCCGACTCAACTCGGACCTATTCAACGGTTACATCAGAAATAGTTTCATTACTATAGACTGGTCCCGATTCGACAAACGTGCCTATTTCTCACTCATACTACGCATAATGTATGGCACTCGCTCTTTCCTAGACTTCAACAACGGCTATTTACCCAATGTCAACTATCCTAATCATCCTGATTGGGGCAACGAACAGGCCACACGCCTTCAACGACTATGGGAATGGACACTTGAAAACATTTTCAAGGCTCCAATCGTCTTACCTAACGGTGAGATGTACCGCCGCCGCTTCGCTGGCATACCCTCTGGACTATTTGTCACTCAACTACTTGACTCATGGTACAACTACACAATGCTAGCAACTCTCCTCTCTGCTCTCGGGTTTGACCCAAGAACTTGTATTATCAAAGTTCTCGGTGATGACAGTATCCTACGTCTCACCGTACTCATCCCGCCCAACGAGCACGACCTTTTTTTACGTCGACTCGCTGAACTAGCTGATTTCTACTTTAAATCAGTCATCTCCACAGAGAAATCAGAACTTGCAAACACGCTTAACAACCGTGAAGTCTTGTCCTACCGCCACATTAACGGCCTACCCTATCGTGACGAGATCAAAATGCTTGCTCAGTTTTACCACACTAAAGCACGCGACCCAACCCCCTCGATCACAATGGCCCAATGTATAGGCTTCGCTTACGCTAGTTGTGCAAACCACAAACGTGTCCTCGGCTTTTTAGCTGATGTATACAATTACTACGCCAAGCAAGGCTTCTCTCCAAACAGAGCTGGCTTAACAGCAATTTTCGGTAACTCTCCCGATTTAATTGACTTCCCCTTCAAGTTGGATCACTTTCCAACTACTGAAGAAATCAGACAGTACTTCGTCTCCACGGACTACAAGAATGAGAAAACGCAGACCAAAACCTGGCCTCGCACCTACTTCAATCTCTCACCTTGTGAGTCGTTCTGAGATCAGAACTATGTCTTTCCTTAATTTCTAAAATCAAGAAAAAAAAAAAAC